GCATCTACAACACTTGAATAATTGTTGTTGTCAATTGATGCCAGTTTCATAAAATCGTTGATGGGAGTTCTGTCCCATGTGTAAAAGGTTAATGGTTCACCAAATTCTTTTACAGTTTGTTCATCTTCCAAACTGATTTGTACCAGTTTAGGTTTATTTGCTAGACTCTTTAGATCCATTTTTGTCTCCTGTTTTTTCCATTATTAAATTGATCAACATCAAACAGAATTTCATCCTGCTGGTTGCTTTGTCCAAATCTTGACGAGCACATTTTATTTCGTTGATTGATTTGGCAGATTCTGCCAGCACTGATTGAAGTAGTTCTGTTGGATTCTTTGTATCAAGTATTTTCATCTGTTAATCTATTTTTGTTATCAAAGGGCGATGTTGCCACCGCCCTTGTCAATTTAGTTATTACGATACAGTGTATTCACCTGTCACTGTGATAGTGATTGGTGTAACCCACACTGGAGCGTCTGCTGAAGTCGTTGGTGCTAGACCTGTGATGTAACCTGAACCAGTAATTGTCTTACCTGCAGTTCCATCTGACTCCTTACCAAGGAATAAAGTAAAGTCAACAAGATCTTTATCTTTGGACATTCCAAAGATTCCTTTTAGAGAGGCAGTACCTGCTGATGAAGTACCGTCTCCAAAGAATGATTCTTGTTCAACCACTAAATTCATAGCAATAGAGTTTGTAGAAGTCGTCGCTACCTGTTTCTTCGCAGTCTCATCCAGTTGTGTCCAAGTGAAAACATCATTAGAATTGTTCACAGTAATATCTTGTAAAGAAGGTACTGCTAGTGAATCATTGCTAGAATCCGCATTGATTTCAATTGCTAATGTTGCCTCAGATGAAGTCACGCCTGGTGCTGGATATATGTAGTTTGCCATTGTATTGGTCTCCTTATTATGTTATAGTTGTCAGTCTGATTGTAATCTGTGTCACAATAAGATCTCCTTGATATGTTTGACTAACATCACATTCTCTCCTGTGTATATTGGAAATGGTTGTGAGGTTTTTGGCATTTTTCAAAGAGGTTATCACTGCGTTGAAATTACTGGGCAGACTTTTAGCATCTGTTGAAAAGTATAAATCTACAGAAGATACTTTGCCATTTATGTTGACGCCGTCCATTGTGAGTAAGATTGGATCTTCCACAAAGGTTGGTTGGTCCACATATATTTTCTTCACATTGGTTAGATACAACACCGTACCACTTGTCGTGTAAGGCAAATTGGTTGCTTTGGTGTATGTGCCCAGACTCAATGTGTCAATGTAGTCAAGTATCTCTTGTCTCATCTATCGTATCCTCTTCAGTTGGTATTTGCCTGGTGTTTTTTCTGATGATTCCACTGTTGAGTCACCATCAAAATCATACCAGTCACCTGCTGTAATCAATTCTGAGAATAATTTCTCTGCCTTGTTCACATAATACCCCATCTTTTGTCTTTCAGCATTGTCTTCGTTGCCAAAATCAGCAATTGAAGGCAAAATAAATTCACCCATTGCTAGAAACACACAGAGATCAGTAAAATCGTCGTTGCGACCCAGTATTTTGTCTGGATCAACAGCGGGAATATCTGCCACTGTGTTGATTGAGATGTTGGACTGCTTCAAATAATAATCTCTCCACCATGCCGTAGAGCGAATCTTTGTAAGGATCCGCTCACTGGCACGAATTAGAAATTTTTCTATAGATGAGTCTGTAAGACCTTCATTGGATTCAAAAAGTCGTTGATCTTTGTCAACAACATCTTGGTATTCAGCAAATGATATGATCACGCCGTTCTCTCTTATAAAGGCCATTATTACTCTCCTAGATTATGATGCGTCTTTGATTATAACACCACGGTTAGCGTCAACTAAACCAACGCCTGCGTGTAAGTTTGCCACAATGTCAAAACCAACTGCTTCTGGTCTTCTTGCTACTTCAATGTCAACATTTTTGAACATTGCTATTCTCATAGCGTCTGCTCCAAAAATTGCCGCTTTAGCATTAGTCACGCCAGTGTTTGTTGCATCTAAGTAAGATGATACAAACATTTGAACGCCTGCTATGTTGCCAAAGAAACCATTTCTCATTGCTGAGTTTTGGAATTCACCACCAGCGAATGCATTTGAACCAATGTTCCCCATAAGTGCCGCATAAGCGCCTGCGCCTACGATACCTACAAGAGGACCTGTTTCACCATTGCCTCTGATTGTGCCAACTGCTGTTTGGATTTCTGCTACATCTAAATCGTTAGTACCTGGAGTACCTGCGATTTCTTGACCAGTTAAAGTACCAATTACTGCCATAACATCTTTGTCAAATTTAGATTGAATTGCATTTCCAAGAACTCTACCTGTTTCTTGTGGATCAATTCCGCCTAAGTCTCTTAACACATGACGTGCCGCGTAGATGTCTGCTTCAATTGTTCTTTTTGTGTCTGTTATTGTTAATGCACTGAAGTCGTCTAATGCATCTGGATCAGCAGAAGTAAGTTTTTCTGCAGTCACAGAACCCATTAAAGGAACTTGGGCAGTTGTTGAACCTGCAGGTACTTGTACCTGAGGTATTAAATTACCACCTAAGAAAAGTGAATTTTCGTGGGCAGTGTAGACCGTTGCCGCTTTTGTGTTTACCACTAACGACTCTAGGTCATAGGCTGTATTAAATGCCATGATTGTTTCTCCTTGTTGTTAAATTTGCCTATTTAGAAGACCTTTAATTTTTGCTTCTGCATAGACTTGTCTATCTTTAGGATTTGTCATATCCAATTTGGAGATATCAAATGCTTCTGCTTTGCCTGTTCCTTTGATATTACTCTTGGAACTGCTGGTAGAAACACCTGCCTTTTTGAAATGTGGGTTTGAATTCAAGAATTCTTTCACAAACTCGTCCACAGACAAAAGGTTGCCTTTGTCATCATATCGTACATTGCCGCTGTCATCCATTATTTCAACTTCATCGCCTGACTGTGACAGTCTAACTTTGTTGCTTAATAATTGTCTAACTTGAGCAGGATTGACTGAATCATATCTTGCCGCCGCGTCAATTAAAGGTGTGTTCACCTTGTACTCCTTGATAACAGAATCCCTTTTCTGGATTTCCGCATCCTTCTTTTGTGCCATCTCCCTCAGAGTTTGTTCAAACTCTCCACGCTTAATCTGTTGTTCTTGTTGACGCTTTTCAGCATCTTCAACCAAACTTTTTAAATGTGTTGGGTCACCTAATTCTTCATAAGGTCTTAGAACTTTACGAGTGACAGATGTTTTCAATCTTGCCATCATATCATCCACTTCCTTCTGTGAATAGGTCTTTTCAGCACTTGCCTGATTTTCCTGAGTTTGTGACTCCTGGGCATCAGTTGCCCCTTGTGTATTTGCCAATGTATTTTCTGTATTGTCCATTGTTGACATCGCCTCCTTTACGAGTTAATATTTAAATCAGTGTTTTAGACACCAATTTGTTGTATTTATGTGTGTTTTAAAAACCTAATGCTTATGTGGGTCTTTTTGTTTGTTTCTGGCCCTTGCCTGTGTGAGAGTGTGCAAGTCTTGTTGTATCAGAGTGGGTACTGGTGTTGAATTGTTTTTGTAGATGGGATGACTGTATAACCATTCTTCGTGAGTGCGTCTCTCATTTAGTCTTGATGCTATGTTGATTAATCTTTTCGCTGAGGCGTCCTTGTGTATCCACATTCGTGCTACACACTTGCCCAATGGTGTGATGCGATGCTCACCTTTCCAAGACTGTACATCAATGCGTTGTGCTTGCCAATATGCCTTGCTCCAGGGACACACTGACACAATGTCAGCAAAGTATTGATTCCAATTAACGTCTTGGTCTTGGTTTTGGTTTGCCACGACCTTTTTTGTTTTTGTTTTTCTTTTTCATATTCTTTTCTATGTTATGGTATTCTTCTATGTCTTTTTTAGACATCATTACAATATTTTACTAACAGGGTGTATATAACCTTGACTTTGTAATGCAAGATGTTCTTGTTCTGTGTTAGCAACCACTTCTTCACCTGTGTCTGGGTTTTTCATCAAGTGAGGCACAAATTGATTTGTCATCATTTCGTCAATTTCTTCTTTTTCATATCCCATCCATTCATATATTGCTTTGTCTATCTCTTTGATTAGATTAGCATCTGTGGCAGTTTCTTTTGCTGTTTTTAATTGTGCAATTTCTCTGTCTTTGTCTCTGATGTTGAATGAATTTGGATATTCAACATACCCTGTCCATTCTGTTCCCATGTATTGTGAAAACAATTTCCATAATTGTTCTTCTGCCAATTGTAGTGATTGTGCTTTGGTTGACAATCTTGCATTCAATAATGAAAACTCAACTTCCATAGCAACACCTGACATTGCAGTTCTTGACTCTGTTGCTCTGACCGCCCCAGTGTTTGCCATTTTGTCAATGCTTTCTATAGCATGGTTGATTGATTTGTAAATTGAATCTATAGGCGCACCTGAAAATTCTAGTGCGTAAGGTTTCAATCCAGGTTCCAAATTGTCTGGCATCTGTATCACAGATCCTGGACCTGCTGATAAACCTGCGATGTCTTGTGTGGCAACCACAGAAGGGTGTGTGCCCATCTTGATTGCTTCAACTGCCTCAGAAGTCATGTTGTAAATGTGTTTCTGCATGAGCGAAATATCTGTGATATCTGAAATACCAATTCCTCTCACATCTGATTTCTGATTGTACACGCAGATTGCAGGAATCTTGCCCAATTGGTTAACTTCTTCTTCTTGCTTGATTAAATCTTTTTCTTTCACATTCACTGTGCTGGTTTTGATTGTGTCTGGTGTCCATTCTTTGATTACTTGTATGTCACCATTGAAATCTTCAATGTATTTGAAATATGTTAATTGGTACTTGCCAATTGCATCTCTTGTGTATTGCCAATCTGTCACTGCTAATGGTGTCAACATATTTAGGTAAGGTCTGACACCTGCTTGTAATTCTTCTGCCTGTGTTTGTAATCCTAGATTTGGTTTTGTTAATAGAAACCAAACTGCTCCAAATACAGATGACCAGGTTGAGGCATTGCGAACCATTTCGTTCAAACTCTGACCATCCTGATCAGCATCTTCTAAAAATTGTTCTACTACAGGATTGCCTTGTAGTGTGCCCAAATCTCTAATTGGTGGATACTTGAATAAGAAACCATTGTACACAGAAATACAACTTCTGCAATGATTTTCTAATGGTGTGTGGTTTAATCTTTTTGAATATTCTGTGTTGTTTTCTAATTGATATTTTTGTAAATGTCCTGACAGTGTGTAATCTTCTCCACCAATATATGCTTGGTACAGTTCATTCCATCTTTCTCTGTAGGTTGAATATAATTCGTTGTTTGATAAAAGTGCGTTTACCTGATTTTCAATAAGTTGCGATGCGTCCATTTGTTGCTATCTCCAAAACGGTTTTTGTTCTTTTGTTGTTATTCCCCATCTTTGCGGCACATAAGGTACCTGTGTGCGTTTAAGTGGGAATAGGAATGACACGCAATAACTTAACGCATCAAAAATATGGTCAAAACCAGAATCTTTGTCAGGAACCTGTGTGCCTGGTTTATAACAATATTTCTCCAAACTTTCTATAGTGTATTTACACCTTTTGCTGACAAAGAGGTGATTTTTACTGTCTGCTGATGCCAATCTGGCGTTGAGGGCATTGATTCTGTCTCTTACAGCATCATGACGTCTAGGTGCCAGCACTTTGAATCCTGCATTGTGTAAAATGGTATGGTCAGTCTGCCCTCTGGATTTTGTAGAACCCGCCGCACCCGCAGGATCAGGATAACAAAAAATCTTGCTGTGGGGGTATCTGTTTTTTATTTCGTCTGCCATTTCATTTGTGTTGCTGGAATACATCACAATCTCATCAATCTGGTATAGATCGTCTTTGTCACGCACCATGATTGCCGCTGTAGAAGGTGAGATATTGAAATCCAAACCTATGTGTAATTCTTTGAGATTAACATTCTCTTTTTCTCGTATGTGTATATCTCTGTTCCAGGCGTATGAAATTTGGCTTCCTAAGTTTTCAAATGTAGCATTAAACTCCTGATTAAATTGACTTTCAGACATTTCAGACTTTGCTTGTTCAATTTCTTGTTGTGGCACAAAACTACCTTGCTGTGTGGTAAACTGAAATGACTTCCAATTTGTAGGATCGTCTTTTTCTCTTTGAAACACATCAAAGAACCAATTGGCTTTGCCTGCTGGCGTGGATATAATCATACAACCACCTTGTGAATCTGCCAGTGCGGGACGAATCACTTCGTAAAAAACTGTGCCGTCAACATAGGCGGCTTCGTCTATTACGCAGTATGTGAGACGCACTCCTCTTAATGCCTGTCCACCATTATCACTGCCTTTCAAACTTATCTGTGATCCATTTTTTAATGTGACCATTAATTCTGATTCATTAATTTTGTCTACCCAATTAAGATCCAACAATGTTTCTTTCAATTGTTTGAATGCTATCATTTTTGCCGCTCTGTATGAACTTGTCACATACCAAATATTCTGTTTTGGCAATCTTGCTTGATGACACATCTGTCTTATCGCGAGCGTTGTTTTGCCGCCTCTCCTACCTGCGGAAATTACGGTAAACCTTTTTTGGTTTTTTACAATTTCTGATTGTACCTTACTTAACTGCATTCAATCTCTCCAGGATTACATTATAGTATTCTAAATTCTGTTCACACACCCAATACATTCTTTTCAATTGTTCACAAGCAACAGCAGTGACTCCTGACCCACCAAACGGATCATATATTCTCCATGTGGGTTCTGTGTATGAATTGATTAAAAATTTCCAGAGGTTTACTGGTTTCTGAGTAGGATGCAGGCCTCTTTGTTGTTGCATCCTTAAGACTGATCTAGGATGTCGTGTGCCTTTGTTTATGATGTGTCCAGCACCTTTATATCCTGATGCGCCACCTTTGCTTCTTGTGGATTGCCATGTGTATGGTTTGCCTTGAACATATTGTGGATAATAAACAGGTGTGCCTCTGCCAAACACTAACACCAATTCATGACATCTGTTGGGTTGATGTCTAACCTGACCTGTGCCGTTTGGTTTCTCCCAAACCAAATCATGTCTAAAAGGAATGGTTGCTGTCTTTATTAGATCCACTGCCAATCGCATCTGTGCTGTGCAGATAACCACACAGTGTTCTGCCAGTTGTGGTGTGATGATTGCCCAAAATTCTTTTGGATCAAATGAACCATCCCAATCTAATCCTGTCGCATTGTAGGGTGGATCTGTTATGACAGCATTGATTGAATGTTCTTCTGTGATAAAATCACGATAGTCTCCCAACTGAATCATGTTATCCTTCTATCAATGCTATTTTGATTTTCAATTCGTTCAACTCTCTTAATACCTGATTGAATTTTTTCTGTACGTCAACAAATGCCTGATTGGTTTGTATTTGTAAATCTGCTATGTTTTCTTGTTGCTTTACCAAACTGTTCAACAATCTACCTTGTCTCAACAATTCTGTTTGGCATTTATTCAATTGATCAAATGGATCAAACATTGGATCTAGCATTGTGTTCTCCTTTTGAATTATTTATTGCCTATTTCAATTTGTTCCTAAGATATGAAGCATATGCTAACAAAACGATAAAAAGGCAGTAAAAAAAGAATCCAGTCATAAGTGTGAGGCAAAGGTAAAGGAAGGTCCTGGGAAGACTGCATGATATCGCAAAGAATGTCTTGGGACCATTAAACTTTGCCTCAACGGTATTTACACCGCACAGGAACCTTGCTATGTTAAAACGATAATAATTGATTGTTGTGAAAGGTTCCGTTGTGTTATATTCATAATAACATCAATGAGTGACAAAGTCAATCTTTAATCTGGTTTGCAGGTAATTTTGCCAATTGGTAAGGACCTGGATTGATTGGCGTGTTTGACTTCAAACATTCTTCTAAATGTTGACTCTTGTTGCTGTCTCACATACCATTTCAATCTGTGTTGTTCGTTGGGTTTGTCACAGTTGTTCCATATCTCTCTCATTGTGACAATGCCTCTGAATCCCCAATGACTCATCTTTTTGCCCTTGTGTTCAGGTACTCTTTTGTGATGAAAAAAGTCTAATGGATTTTGATCATCTATCAGATCTGGATATGTGCCCAACAATATGCTTTGCAATTCTATCAACACTTCCGCATGGTCCTTGTTAATCATTTCTGGATTCTGATGTTTCAGTTTATGGGCCACTGCCACAAGATTGCTCCAGTCTTCTCTTGAACGACTGTGCATACATGACTCAAACATTTCTTTATCGTTGTGAGGCACTGACCCATTGTTTGCACTTGCTTTGGCATTGACCACTTCAGCGAGTTGTTGCCAGAAGTCTAATGCTTTGTCTATCATGGTATGCGTACACATATCACTATTATACACTAATCCACCCTCACTTGTAAAGAGGCAGTCTTACCAATATGTGCCTCGCTTTGGTGTGTTTGGTCCTGTTGGTATGACTCGTTCCACGGTAATATCTGATTTGATTCTGTGTTGATTGGTTGATCTGCCATGCCCAACCAATTTTTAGACAGAAATATCTGGACTGAAGCGTTCATATTCTGGGTGGCATTGTGTAGCATAGCACGCCTTAGACTGATCTGTGCCTTGGCAGATCCTTTTATGTAAAACGACGCAAAGTTTCTTCTCGCTGTGTCTGGGTGTATGCCAAAAAAGTCTGCTATTTCCTTCCAAGAGCATCCTAAGGCGGCTAAACCTTCTACTTCATCAGGGTCTATGTGTGTGTTGTTTCTGCCAACTGGTATGCCCATCTTTTCAAATGGTTCCAATTGCTTGGGTTTGGGTCCTGTCTTGTGTGCCATAATTGCTTTACGGGGTTATGTGCCCCTCACCTCCTTGGGAGTTTGTTTGTGATATTTATATAATGCTTCTAATCTTCTGCCAAATTGTTTTGGATTTGAGCATTTTTCGCCTCAGTTTGATGTCTTTGTCTGTGCTTTTGCCTATGCCTCTGTTTGAGAGGTTTGGTGGAATATTAATGGTGTCCTCATAACTCCAACCTCTGCGTGTTCTTTGCCAGAATCTCTGTTTGGTTCTTTTTGAATGTCCCCATTTCTCCAACATCTTGGTGAGTGCTACACCTCTGTCTGTGTATTTGTGGAATCTGGTGTTTCTGTTCTGAACTGTGGGTGTGACCCATCTACAATTATGTGCGTCATATGGTCCTTTGGGATCTATCCTGTCCAGTGTGAGTTGCTCATCAAATTCATCTCCCATATCATCAAGAAAATTTATAAATCCTTGTTCACCAGATATGTCTATGTTCCAATCATCA